TACCGAAGGCGTTTCAGCTCGGTGGCTTGCTCAATCTCTTTTCGGAAAAGCCATCTAAGGAACATCAATCCCCCCATAATTGCTTGGCTTCTTGGATGAATTGCGGGTGGATATTCCGCCACACAAAAGGGTGGCTCCACTGCGGGTCACAGAGCTGCAACACCTCCGCAATGCTGGACGAGGACCGCAGGAGGGCTTCGCGCCTCTTGCTGGCCTCGACTAATCGGGCGAACCCGAATTCGAGCTGTTCGTCTGATGCAATGAACACGCGGTAGCCGAGCCGGTTCGCATACACGATCTTCGGGCGCTTGCCGCTGATGTGATGGTAGCCGGCGATCTGGATCAGATGCGGTTCTTTGATGTCGTTGGGTAGGCTGTTGGCTGCTGGGCTGTCGGTATGCGCTCGGCTGTCCCACTGGGTTTTCAGCTCGACGCCACCCTCCTGGTAATCACCGAAGCCCAGGTAGGGCAGGGAGCAGCGGGGCAGCTCCCCGCGCAGCTCGGTCTCGCCGATGATGCGGTTGTCGCCCTGCATGGCTTCACGCAAGCCGGCCAGGCTGTGTTCGTACACCAGCTCGAACTCGCAGTGCGTGGCCTTCGTCTCGGCCTCGTCCTTTTTCTTGCGTGGCTTCGATCCATCCTCGGCGTACTTGACCGCCAGGCGGTGCGCCATGGTGGCCTTGTCCTCGTCGGCGTCGCGCCATTCGCCTGGCATGTAAGCCTCGAGGCATTCCAGGCCGGCGCTGTAGGCGCTGCGCGCGTCAGCATCATCGACCAGGAGCTGATCGGTGGCGCGCTGGATCGCGCGACCGCTGCACATATTCGGGTTGTCGTTGTATTGGTTCTTGCCGTCAGGGTCTTTGTAATGACCCATGCGACGCAGCACATCCTGCGCCCATCCCTTGTCGCCTGGCTGCTTGCCCAGGATGATGCGCCAGGCCAGGTCGCGGACTATGCGGTAAACGCCCTTGTCCCACAGGACAAAGCCGTCAGGTGTCGATGGTGTGGAATGGTGCCGAAAGCCGTGGCGTTCTGCGAATTGGGTATTCTTGGCTAGAAATGACATGACCGCTCCTCTCGGAACGGTCATAGCGCACGATAACAGATGTTGTCAATTCTGTCATATACGAACCCAGCCGATTAGCTCTGGGCGGTGGATCAGCAGGAGGTTTGGACAGGCCCAGTGGACCTCGACACTCTGCCAAAGCTGGCTGTTGTACATATGCTGGATGGTGAAGCGGTTGTCCGGCATCGGGTAGACCGCGCCGTGTACGACCATGATCTTGCCATTCGCGTCGGTGAATTTGACGACGCCGTACCGCCCCAGGATTTGCTGCGGCACGGTTTTTTCTTTCATCGGGCGGATATCGACCAGGCTGTAAGCGCCGTCATAAATGGGCTGGTGGTTCCACTTGCGGCAGAAGAGGGCAGCGCCTGGCGGTGTGCTCGAGGGCGGCTGCATTTCCCATTGATCCGATGCGTCGTACAGCTTTGCTTCAAAGCCATCAACGATTTCGCCGACGACAGGCACCGGCGCTTGCTCGAACAGAAGCTGCTCGGGCTGGCATTGCAGGATGTTGGCGTAGTCAATGGCGTCCCTGATCGACATCTGGCTGCGGCCGCTGATGTGACGCGACACGCTCTCGGGCGCGATGCCTTTGGCAGCCGCGACCTCGGCATTTGTCATGCCGGCCAGCTTGATGAAATATTTTAGGTTGTTAGCCATAGCCGATAATCCTACGACAGGCATGTCACCCTCCTCAATGTCCGTATCTGTCACCTCGTAATGAGCGTTATGACAGTATTGACCATTTCTGTCAATGAGAGTATCGAAGGGGCATGACACTCGAAGATTTCAGAAAGCAGCAGAAGCTGACCTACAAGCAACTAGCCGAACTGCTGGGTGCCAGCCACGCGACAGTCGCGCGTCGCTGGTGCCTGTCCATCGATGCCAAGGATCGAATGATCCCTGCGCCGGAATTCATGGAGCGGATCGTCAGCGTGACGAATGGCTCGGTCATGCCAAACGATTTCTATCTGCGGCGGCTGCCATGAAAGAGGACGAGCTGCACGAACACATCGTCAAGTGGCTCGACCTCGCTCTACCTGCTGGCTCGATCGTACATCACAGCCCGAATGAGGGCCGCCGGCATGTTTCCTACAAGCTCAAGATGCGCCGCATGGGCATGAAGCCTGGCTGGCCTGACCTCGAGATATTCGTCCCGCAGCATGGCTGGAAAGACCCGCTGCAACAGGGGCCGATCATGCTCGAGGTGAAGCGCCCGAAGGGTGGCCGCGTGTCTGACGCACAGAAGGACATGCACGAGCGGCTGCGCGATGCCGGCGCGTATTGCTTCGTGGTGAAGCGGATCGCCCAGGTCGAGGCCGTGTTCGCCGCCCTGGTCAACCTACGCAATGACGCGCAGCGCGATGTCATTCGCCGCATTTGTGAGCAAGCCGGTGGCTAACGGATTTTCAGTTAAAGACCCCCGCATGGTCAGGGTCAGTACCGTCCCAGGCGTATGGGAATGGATGCTCGAGTGTCCGGCCTGTGATGGCACCGGCGTCACTGATGTCGAGGTGGCTGTCCCTGATCCGATCCGAGGCGGGTATCTGTCCGAGGAGCTGGGCGAGTGTCCGCTGTGTGAGGGCCGGCAGTATGTGGAGATCGAAGAGGAGGAACACGATGAATGAAATGGGAGCCGACCTCGAGGCGTTGATGGCTCGATACTGGAAGGGCGAGAAGGTGATGTCCGACATCATCAAGCGCCATGCGATGCCCTGGTATGACGGCGAGATCGAGGAGACGCAGCGCCTGGCTGATTTCCTGCTCAAGGTGGAGGTGCTGGTGGTGCATGTCTCGCACCTCGAAGGCCAGGAATTGATGGACGCCTGGGTCGATGGCATCTGCGCGATCGATGAGAGTTACGATCCTGACAAGCCTTCCTACCTCGAGCGGATCGATTTCAGTGAGCTGGGCCGGCATCTGTTCAACGGCGGCACACAATGGGGCATGGCCAACAACATCAAGCGGCAGCTCGATGACATGATCGAGGACGATAAGGTAGTGCAGCTCGAGACTGCCAGGAAGCGGTTTGCAGATGGTCAGTGACTACGCCTGGGAAGAAGCCGAGCGCGTCCTGGTGCGCCACATCTGCGAGGGCATGGGCCTGTTCCGCATCGCCGAGCTGCATGGCATCCCCACGATCCGCAAGACCAATGACAGCCGCGCTGCCCTGGACAGCAACTGGCAAGCGCTGCCCGAGTATCTGAAAGAGGGTGGGCCGGCTGGCATCCTGACATGGGACTATCTGCATGAAGCGATCGCGTACCAAATCGAAGCCAATCTATTCCAAGCCGAGCATGGGTACAGACGACTGCGCGGTCTGCGGGAAGACACACCGGCACAGGGACGGAACCTGGGTCATCTTGGCGGACAGGTCGTTCCGGTGTCACAGCCTGGAGTGCATGCGGCATGAGCTACCAGGAGGACAAGCAGATGCTGGTGATACCCAGGGCGGACGGCCTGGCGGTGAGCGCCAAGGGCCAGCTTTACCTCAAGCCAATGACAAGCCGCGACATGCTGGAGCTGTCGTACCGCTGTCTGAAAGCTGGCTTAGAGATGCAAAGAGAGGAGGATCGTGATGGCGTTTTTAACGAGCGCTGATCGCCAAGTCTTAGACTGTCTAAGACAGTCTAGAGTATACTCATCTCCTTCTATATCTATATCTAAGACTGGTCAAGACATAGTAGCGGAGGTGGCCAAGAAGAGCAGTTTCAACTACCGCCAGGCTGTCAGCAAGGCTAGGCAAGACCCGCTCCGGTTCCGGCGGGATCGAGCACTGCGCAAGCTGCGCCCACGGTACTCGGCTGATCGGTTCCTCGATCTGACCACCGCCATCTCACAGATGGAATTCCATGAGCTGATCCGCTGGCTGGACGAGGTAGAGGCGACATGGACATAAACGCGCTGCATGATCGTATCCTCGAGGCTGCTGAGACCGAGCGCAGACTGCCGGCAGCCGTCCGCAGACAGAAGCTGGCGTCCTGGCCTGACTATCCCCTGGACTGGCATGGCTATGGGTGGACGCAGGTGGGTGAGGTCATGCTGCGCCCGACAGCAGACCAGATCAGCAACCTTGATTGGGTCATGGATCGCGTTCTAAGCCTCACTGAGCGCGATCGGAACATTGTCTGGGCCGCAGCACACTCCGCAGCCTTTCGCCAGCGTGGGCCGCGCTGGAGCAGAATAGGAAAAACCCTCGGGCTGGACCCGAGGGTTGTCAAAGATCGATACTGGTCAGCTCTTATCAGGCTGTACTATTCGGGACAGTGAGCTTCATGGCTTTCACGAACATCCACAGCAATTCTGCTGTCGGGATACCCGCCTGGATCGCGTCACGAAACGCATTTTGCCAGTGGTCTTCGCCGACAAAGTGGAACCCGAGCAGATCGTGCCATTCCTTGCGGAACCGATCCATGTAGCGGGTGTATACCAAGTCGGCCTCGTACTCGAGTTCGGCGGCAAGGGCCAAAGCGTTCCGACGCAGATCATCTGGTATCTGTGAATAGGTCATTGTACTCGCTCCATGTTCGTCTCGAACCAGTGCTGCGCGATGTCTTTCATTACCGCCAGCTTGCGGACAGCCAGTAGCTGCGG